GAAAGGCGAAGCGCTGGGCGTCTACTCGACAGACATCAACATGAACGTCGACGGCAACGTCGATCACTCGGTTGAGCTGGACGCCGAGACCGCCGCGGCCATTCGGGAGGCGACCCTCGACGATGAGTAGCGCCGACAGCGTTGACACGACCGAAACGGTCGACCTGTCGAACCGGGAGGTCCGTGCGGCCTACAACCCCTTTGAGCACGGTTGCTGGCTGGACTTCGCCAACAAGCTCACGCAGGGCTACATGGCAGAGGAGCATGACGACTGGTCGCCCCTCGACGAACATCACGCTCTGTGGGTCCGGCACCTCGCCGGCGATGCCGATGCCGAGGGCGACCTCGCACTCCTCTGTCACCGGGACGGGCTGAAGACGACCATCATCACGGCGTTCGCGATCGCCTGTCTCGAGTACCTTGACGGCTACCGCGTGATCTGGGCGATGAACACTCAGGAGCAGGCGTTCGAGAAGGCCGACCGCGAACTCAACAACTTCATCGAGCGCAACCCGTGGCTGCTGAACCTCAACAAGCCTCGCGAGGAGGACTCGAAGAAGGTCAAGGTGTTCGCGAACGGCTCCAGCCTGACCACGGGCTGGCTGTTCGGTGGGATCGAGGGCGCACGGGCCCACCTGCTTATCCTCGATGACATCATCAAGGAGCGGGGCGACGGCTCGACGTCGGAGATCATCAACTGGGTGGACGGCGTCACCCAGCCGATGGTCAAGGACGATGGCCGCACCGTCCTGGTCGGCACGCGAAAGCGGCCGGACGACATCTACAGCCATTACCGCAACTACGAGGGGTACGAGTTTCGGGAGTTTCCGGCGATCCTCGATGTCTGGGACCAGGAGTTTCGCGAAGATGACGACTGGCAGGCGCGTCGCCCCGATCCCGAGTACTACACCGAAGTCGAGAGTCCGTGGCACGACGGCGAGACGCTCCAGCTGCTCTGGCCCGAGGCGCGGGGCCCCCAGTGGCTGGCGGACAAGAAGTCGAAGATGGCGGACTACCTGTTCTGGCGGGAGTACACGCTCACCATCCGCGGCGCGTCGGGCAACCTCATCGACGAAGCGGACGTCAACCAGCTCGCCGAACAGGGCGGCTGTTCGATCCGGGGACAGGACCCGCCACGCCAGCTGACGCCTGGCGCTGGCGAGGCGACGATCGTGGCCCACGACCCGGCCCAGTCACCGACCGGAGATAAGGCAGCGTTCGTGGCGTTCCGTGTCGGTCGCGACGGCCGGCGGACGCTCCTGGACGCGGTCGCCGAACAGGGCATGAGTCCATCTCGAGTGAAGGCCACGCTCGCCGACTTGGACGCGCGCTACGACCCAGCGGTCGTGGTGATCGAGGACAACGGGATGCAGCAGTACGTCGCCAACGACGCGATCGAGTTCTCGGCGTCGCTGCGAGCGAAGGTGACTGGCATCCCGACGACGGGGAAAAAGCACAGCTGGGAGAACGGTATCCCGCGACTGCGTCGGCTCGTCGAGAACGGGTCGATCCAGTTCTACCGCGGCCACGGGCCCACGGAGGACCTCGTCCAGGCGGCGATGAGCCTGACCTTGGAGGACGGAAAGCTGACCGGCCACACCCCGGACCTCATCGCGGCGTGGTACATGGCCGAGCAGGGTATCCGCCGACTCGAGAACATGGGCGCACTCGAGGACACTGACGACGAGGACGGCTCAGGAGTCTCCTATCTATGAGTTCTGACAAAACAGACGGTGCGAAGGTCCACGTCGAGGGCGTCGGCGGCGACACAACGCTCTCGAAGGCGCAGAACAGCCAGCAACTGGCCGACCGTCGCGTTCGTCAGCTGCGGACGGGCGTCAAGCCGCCGTACAACCCCGACCGGCTGGCCTCGTTCCTCGAACTCAACGAGACGCACGCGACGGCGATCCGCAAAAAGTCCCGCTACGAGGTCGGGTTCGGATTCGATATCGTCCCGGTTCCGGATGTCGACCCGGACGAGGCCGGCGAGCAGGAACAGGCGGTCGCACGGGAGTTCTGGCGCGGTCGCGATAGCCACTGGCAGACGGGCCCCCACCAGTCAGCCGAGCCGACCACGCCCGAGGAGGTCAAAGAGCTCGCTCGGCAGAACTATCACTCACTGGGGTGGTGCTGTCTCGAGATCCTCACCGACATGGAGGGACGGCCAACCGGCCTGGCGCACGTGCCCGCGAACACGGTGCGGGTCCGGAAGCCCCAGAGTCGATACGACCAGCCACGGCATCCCGAGGAGGGCACCTACGTCGACGGCGACGCAGCACAGTTCGCCAGTCGGGGCTACGTGCAGATCCGCGACGGTCAGCGTCGGTACTTCGGTGAAGCCGGCGACCGGTACCACGGGCTCGAGCCGACGATCTCCGGTGGCGAGGACGACCCCCGCGTCACGTACACGGCGGGCCCGGATTCGGGCAAAGAGCCGATCTACGTCGATCGCGAGACGGGCGAGGTCGCGACCGGCGACACTGACGCCTTGCCGAACGGGCCAGCGAACGAGCTGATCTTCGTCCGGAACCCGAGCCCGCTGGAACAGCAGTACGGTGTCCCGGACTGGGTCAGCGCCATCCGGACCATCGGCAGCGACGAGGCAGCGAAGGACTACAACCGTGAGTTCTTCGACAACGACACCATCCCGCGGTTCGTCATCAAGGTCACCGGTGGTGAGCTGACCGGGGAGTCGAAGGAGGATCTCCGGCAGATGTTGCATGGCCTTCGCGAGGAGAGCCACCGTGCGGTTATCCTCGAGGTCGAGAAATTCCAAGCCCAGCTTGACGACGACGATGTCGAGATCGAACTGGAGCCGCTGGGCCAGGGCATCAGCGAGGAGATGGACTTTCGGCTGTTCCGCGAGAAAAACGAACACGAGATCGCGAAGGTCCACGAAGTCCCGCCAATTCTCATCGGCGTGACAGAAACGAGCAATCGGTCGAACTCCCAAGAGCAGGTGGCTGACTTCGCGAACAACGTCATCGCACCGGAGCAGCACAAATTCGCCCGCCGACTATACGAGATCATCCACCAGCAGGCGCTCGGTATCTCCGACTGGACGATCGACTACGAGCTCCGCGGCGCCGACCAGCCCAAGGAGAACGCCGACATCGCCCGCCGAAAAATTCAGGCCGTCAGTGGGGCGATCCCGGTCAACCGCGCCCTGGAAATGGTCGGCGAGGACCCGCTCCCGGACGATCACCCCATCGACGGGGAGACGCTCGTCGCGAACGTCGGGCAGGACACTCCCCCCGGCGGGCAACCCGAGGGCGGGTCGCGCTCCGAGGACGCACCCCCCGAGGACAATAAGATCGACGAGCGCGACTGGGCCGACATCAAGGCCGATCTCGTCGGAAAAGACCAGATCGAAACGACCACATTCGATAGTGGCAACCTTGACGAAGCCCTCTACGACTTCGGCGAGCAACAGCTATTCATGTCGTTTCACCGACCATCGGGGCCGAGTTCGCTGTACGTCTACGTTAATGTCCCGGCGACAAAGTGGGCTGGGCTGACGAGCGCGGCCGATCCGGCGTCCTATCACTACGATAATATCAGGCTGGCGTTTGCTTACGTAGAGATCACGAACTTCCATTCGCGACTGCCCGAAGGGCCCGAGCCCGACCCCGACGAGATCCCCGATGACATCCCGTCGGAGCTGTCGGCATCGTGGGGTGATGGCGTGAGGGATTTTAGCGAGCGGCGAAAAACCCCCGACGGCGTTCCAGAGGACGCATACCACATCGATGACGAAAGCGAGTGTGACGGGACAGCCCACGAGGGGCCGCGCGGGGGGTTGTACTGCTCGCCACCCAGCGATGAAGACATCCCTGGCGAGGGGGCGATCCAAGATGAAGCGCCAGACGAATGGGACGGCAGCGAGGGCGCACGGAACCAACTCCAAGATGCCGTCGAATCAGCGGTTGGGGAGGGCGCAACTGTCGGCGACGCACTCGCGGCGGCCCGTGACTCAATCGATGGACTCGACGCGAGCGGTGAGCGGGTCGTGGCAGAGACGGCATACGTCCACCAATCCGAAACCATCGAGGTTGGCAGCGAGAACGTCGACGCCGGCCCGGTCGTCAGAGACGCTTTTTCGGCGGACGGTTCGGATGTTAGACAAGCCGCAGAGGCCGCACTCAACGACGACTACGTCGAAGAGCCCGCTTATGGACCGGAACGCCACGGATCACAACCCGCCTTTGACGCGTGGCGAGTTGAGGAAGATGGATCGCTCCTCAACGACAACACCGCCGAACTCTGGGGTGCAGCAATCGACACCACCGGCAACGATAATATCCCCGATGACGCCACGACACCCCCCAACACGGTCGGTGACCCACTCCCGGGAGCCGAAGGGGGCGACCCCGTGACAGCAATCGGGGACAGCGTCTCCGTGACGCGAGAGGTGCTCCGGGAGACGTTCGGCGAGACCGTCCCCGTCGCCCGTGGCGTTTCCGGAGAGTTTGCCGAGGAGATACAAGAGGCGGCAGAAAGCGGCGAGGATGTCGAAATCAATCATCGCGCTCTCGAGTCGTGGTCGACGTTTCCCGCCCACGCCGAGCAATTCGCCGAGGAAGGCGATGAAGACGGCGTTATCATCCGTACGGAGATCCCCGTCGATGAGGTATGGGGATCGTCGCACACGACACCGGGGCTGGCCGAGGAAGAAAACGAACTCATTGTTGGCAAGGATGGGCCGGAATCATACAGCCCGGAAAATATCTACATCCCAGAGGACGAAGACATGACCGAACTCTACACTGAAACCACGGAGACAGGGGCATAACAATGTTCGAAATCCCCACAGACCAAGACGGCTGGGTCGGCGATGTCGACCACGAGGCCGCGTACGAGGAGGCCGGCCTCGAAACGGGCGACGACGATGGTGACGGCGATAAGGAGTCCCCTCAGTCTCTCGCCCGGCGACTACTTGATCGGTTGCGATAGCCACTCACCGATGATCGCGGGAGCGCCCGACTCCCCGCGTGAGGTTCGACCGGGTGACAGGATTCTTCGACCACATGACTGACAAGAACACAGAGCGCGGCGAGAAGCGCGGCGTCCTCTCGACCGGTCGAGCCAAAGACCTCGACAA